TCATATAAACTCTGCATTTGAACCACTAACCACTTCCTATTTTCCTTTTCTTCTTCAGACATGTTATCATACTTCTTATTTCTGTCTGACTTATACTTTTTATATACCAGTTTACGATAACTCTTTCTTGAGTCCCAGCAAAATATTAAGTTACTACTACCAAGCGCTGTGGCAATGGACAGGACGTTTCGTAAGAATCCAAACATAACACCACTAGGCATATCATCATTGGACAGTTCGCCTGTTGAATGGTATGATATATGGCACAAATTATTTGCATCTATCAGTATCATGACTACCTTTTCTTCTTTTTTCTTTTAAGTCTGAACCCTTTTTCTATTTCATGCCACTTCTTAATGACCATTGCCTTGAGTTTATCTTCCAAGCGATTATCCTCTATATAAGTAATCGCCTTATCAATCGTCGCCCAGTTAGCATCAACGCAATTATACTTCTTTGATCCAGTCACTTCTTTGTACCATTGTAGATTGCCTCGTATGTCATCTATACCATAACCAAATATGATATAGATAACCGCCTGTCTGAATGGATCATCTACACTTGATTTTTTTACTTCTGCAACGCTTGCTATTCCTATGATCTTCTTGATTTCTTTTTTGCCTATCTTTTTCTTCTTCTCTACCCTTCCAGCTGGATATAGTCTGGTAAGTCTAATTCTTATTGATGCATAGTAAGGAACACCTTTACCACCTGAAGTAGTAGTACCTGACGGTCCTTGTCTCTCCTGGTTTGAGCAAGCGATTATCCAGTTGTTGTCAGCAATTATTCTGCATGTTTTTCTTAATCCTTCTGAGAATTCTTTTGCTCTTCTCATTCCATAAGAGTCGCCACCATCTGACATTTCCAAATCAGTAGTCAATGCGGCAAGCGAGTCTGCAATTATGGCACATATCTTTCTCTCTTCAGGATCTGTATTTGGTTCCCAGTTTTCTATTTCGTTGAATAACTCTGAAACAGTATTAGGTCTGGAGTAGTCATCTGGATCTAGACTTACTCCATAAATTTCAGCATATCGTTTATCTAACCTTGCTTCAGGGTCTTTGAAGGAGACATCTCCTCCCTTACTTTGGACAGAACCGGCGATTTCTGAAAGTACAGCGGTCTTGCCTGTACTTTCAGGACCGTATATTTCTAATATAATACCACCTGGAAGTCCTCCTCTTCTTCGCACTCCACCTGATATAGCGAGGTCGAGAAGGGTTGATCCAGTTGATACTACTTTATCCATATTCGGCTTTGTTAAACTTTGAGCCGGTTCTGCCGTGCCTCTGGTTATTTGACGTACAAGCTTTTTTAACTTCTTTGTCATTACCGTTTCCTTCTAAGCACCTTCTTTCCTGCAGGTTTTCTCTTTGCGGCAGGTTTCTTTTTCGCGGCAGGCTTCTTACCTACAGGTTTCTTTCCTCTCAACCTATTTCTTCTTTTATCTTCTTCTGATTCTTCTTCTTCCTCAACTTCGTCAGGTTCTGCTTCTGCCTGTTTTTCTACACACTCATCCCACTTTTCGCACTCTTCGCAGTACTCGAGTTCGTTGGTATCGACGCCCATCTCACCACCACCGGGACATTCGCCTTCTGCTTCTTCTTCTTCCCATTCTTCCTCGGGCTCTTCCTCAAGTTCTTCGGGCTCTTCCTCAGGTTCTTCCTCAAGTTCTTCCTCATACGCTTCATCTTCTTCGTACTCTTCCTCGACTTCTTCCTCATACTCTTCTTCTTCCGCTTCGGCTCCTTCTGCCGGTTCTCCCCAATATTCCTCATATACTTCATCAAACGATGGGATCACTATGAGGTCTTCCAATATATTGGCAGACTCGAGCATTTCATCTGTTATTTCATAATCTCGGTCGTCGAATCTGTGACCAATATACTCTGCAAAGTCATTTTTGGAGCGAGGAGGTTTGATAGTAAAAGCAATTGACTTTCCTTCGTCTGGATCAACGAAGCTGATTCTCTTTTCATAATCACCTCTACCTGGACGTCTGGGACCTTTTGCAAGAGAATCTAAGTACTTCTGGAAATACCAATCTGATACTTCCCAGACCTGAACACCTTTATCTTCTTCAGCAGATGAATCCCAACAGAAGATATTGTACACTGTTCTCTTCTTTGGAAATAATGCCTTCCAGATTTCATCATCTGCTCCTTCATTTTTGAGTTGCCTTCTATGGTCGCATATAGGGCAAGGCTTATCAAAAGTCTCTTTTAAGCATACGAAAGATTTGTCTTCTGATGCACCGACGGCATAATGCATGGAGAGTTTTAAAACATAAGCAGGCTCTCCTTCTGGGACAGTTGGATGGAGACCACTTGCAATGTAAGGAATAATATCAATCAGATGGTCTCCCCCTTCAGGAGTCCAGTATGTTACTCCTGTTCCTGATTTAAACATTCCTTTTCCACCAGTTTCACGTTGCTCTTGATCTTCTTTCAGCCTTTGCTTCAATGCGCCTTTCATTTTCTGACGTAGAGCACTTGTACCCCTGACAGGCTTCTTCTTCTTTGCAACTGGTTTCTTACCTGGCATTTTTTTGCCCGACGTTCTTTTCACCTTCTTTTTTACCATGATGTTCCTCCTTAGCTTGAAAGTACGATTTAAAAATCCCATATGCCGCCAATCTTATTAATACATAGGAAGAAAATCCTATTACTACTCCTATAATTAATTTCTGAATGGCGTCCATCAACATAACTACTCTTTCCTCTTCAGCTTACGTTTGCTCTTCTTCAAATTCTTACTTATTATTTGATCAGTTTTTTCACTTGACATATCTTTGGCTTTTTGTGGTATATTCGGTTTGGAGTAATACCCTCCAATGAATAACTGAGTAAGGTTTTCAAGTGCTTTTCTTCTGTGGTGCATTGTCTCTTTAGCACTTTGCATTATGTTTGCGTTCTTTACTGCTTCCAGATATTCTGTATGCTTATCTACGTAATCAACCAACTGCATGACAGTTGATTTAATCATTGCTTCCGTTGTTCTATCTGGTAATCCATATCCACCTGGGTTCGCTCTTACTTCTCCGTCGAGTTGGGCATAAAGTAAGTCTAACTCTGATTTTATTTTATCTTTTGAGAATAAAGAGTCTGCGTGCTCTACTGCCCACTTCATGTACAAGCCTGATTGTGCTTCCCACTCTTTATCCAAGTTATATTCATCAATTAAAATGTCTTCGTTATAGTCTGGCATATTATCACCTCCTTTTTTCTAATTTTTTTAGTGCTTCTATATCACTACGCAAACCTTGCAACGATGCGTTTACTATATCCCAGAAAATAAGAATCTCTTCAAAATTAAGGTCTCCATTTCTGAAGTTGAATACTGTAGTTGAGAAATCTGAACTTAATTTATTTAATCTACTACTTATTTTAAACCTGTCTTCGAGTTTCATAATCATCATATCACATAAGTTTTACTACTCGCTAGTTAATTTTTAATTATTTTCATCCTCTGAAAAACTAGCATAGTAGCAAGATTGTGTAAGCCCCGCCTGCTTTGTCCACATGAATGTTTCTTTAAAGAATTCAATTATATATGCCGACCTTGCATCGCCAGTTGCAAGTAAATCTTTATTAAAAAAACCTAGAATTGCCGCTCTAATATCATCAGGTTCCTCTTGAAGAGATTCTAAACATCTGGCGATTGGCTTCCATTTGGAGTTATTTTTTAACAGAAGACATAGCTCTATTATTTTTGCTTCTCCAACATGTAGAGCTTCCGCAGATGATTCCATTAGTTCTATATCTTCTAAGTCTATAATACTATCCAACATAACCAATGCCGACCTTGGCGACCCTAAACTCTTCTTTGTTACTGTAGCAACTACTCCGGCAAGGTCTTTTACACTTTGATCTTCGAATCCTTCCATAACTAGAACATTAATAAGTAGTTTGGTCATATCCTTAGAAGTGAGTTTAGAAAACTGACACTGGTGACACCTTGTAAGTACAGCAGGAAGTAGTTTGCCAGGTTCTGTAGTACATAATATAAAGTAAACATCTTCTGGCGGCTCCTCTAATACTTCTAATAGAGCATTCCAAAATTTGGTATTCGCCGCATGGCACTCATTAAGTATGATGATTTTTGATTCACCACTTAAAGACCTGTATCTAACTTTTTCGATAATGTCTCTCGCCTCATTAATACCACCTTGTTTGGAGATATTCAACTCTTTAACTTCTCCTTTAATAATATTCGCTATTATCCTAGCGGCGGTTGTCTTACCACAACCACTAGGACCATATAGTAAATAGGTGGTTGGTTTGCCTGACTGTCTTAATAGCACTGATTCCAAAGAAGCAATTGTAGATTCATTTCCGTACATTTCTTCGAACTTCTCTGGTCTGAATTTTCTATGTAGTGGTAGTTTAGTCGTCATTTAAGTTAGCGTCTCCTTTCTCCATTAGATCATTTAAGTCAACAACTCCTTTCTCCCTTAGGTCTTTCCAGTACTTATTATAGCGTTTTACTTGTCCTCTTAAGTTCACTGGCAAACCTTTTAGAATTCTGTATGCAGACTCTAATATTATTCCGGACATGTCATCAGGATGGAATATGCCTATCGCCTTGAAACTATTATTTAGTGTAGAATTTGGATCCCATAAACCCCAGTCATTTCTAATCGCTCTACCAGTAGTATGATGAAAAGAAGTAGAGCCGCATTTCTTGAGACGATTGACACCATCACTGTTAATAATAATTCGTACTGCTTCATCTATCGTATTTGGTTTAAGTTTCATTTTGCTGTCTCCATCACACATTAAATTTCTTCTTATGGAACCATGATTCGTCGACTTTAGTCATTTCAATTTCTACTTCTAATGGCACAATAAGCCATTCATATTTTTCTAGTATATCTTTTTCCATTACTTTCTTAGTGGCAGTTATTACTTTCTTTAACTCTTTAGGATGCAATCCAAATAGAATTTCGTCGTGTATTTGGGCGAGCATTTGAGTTTTCCACATACGTCTCTTTCTTATATTGTTTAACTGCACATAACTCCATAAAAGACAATGGAACGCCGTACCCTGTATCGGAGTATTTATAATCATGTTATCGTTGAGAAGTCCCGAACGTCTATAACCCGTCTTCATTTCAACATATCCGTGCTTTCTGTAAAATCTCTTCTCCTTTTCTTGCCATTCTCTTACATACGGGAATCTCTCCCAGAAGTTAGTCTCTACTTCTTTTATGTGGTTCTCGAATCCATCATAGTCACTTAATTTTCTCATCACACCAATATTGACTAGATGCTGAAATACATTTATTTGATCACCAGTTAGCATATGCTTGCAGTTCTCCCAAAACCCTTTTGCACATGACACATAATAACTGCCATAGAATTCAGGGAACACAAACTGATTCTTTGTAATGCTTCTTATTTCACTAGTAACAGTCTCGTCAGTAAGTACAAATATATGCTTTGCTTCGTCTTTATGAGGGTCACCACCTTCAACGATATACTTTATAAGAAGTCTGTCTTTGCTGTAGCAAGCGATTATTCTTACTTCCATTGCTCCGTAGTCAGCACATAGAATCCTGAAGGTATGAGGAGGTATGATCCCTCTTCTTATTATCTTCTTTGCTTCTTTATCTCTTACTGGAATATTCTGGAAACTAGGCTTGCTCATGGAACTGCGGTATGATTGAGTAGTATGGAGGTCTGAGAAGGGGTGTATTCTGCCATTTACTATTTCTCTCTCGAATTGAGCAATATATGTATCTTTTATTTTTAGTAGTTTTCTTCTTCTTAGTACAAGGTCAGCGAATGGTGAGTTAAGTGATTCAAGTGTATCTGCGTCAACAGACATCGCTCCTGATTTTGTTTCTTTCTTTGGCTTCTTTTTAAGTACTTCAAAAAACATCGTTCTTAAATCAATGGTGGAAAAATCTTTATTCTTTATCAGAAACTTTCTACCTTTTTTCTTCTTAAATAGTTTTGCTTCTTTACCGTTTAAAAGTAGCTTCTCTACTTTTTCTACTTCGTCTAATATTGACTGCTTTTGCTCTATATAATATAACTCATCTATAGGAATTCCCGTCAATTCAGCGTCCACTAATGCAATGAGTCCTTTGTGAGTCAAGTCATAAGCAATTGCTCTCTTGTCTCCTTTTTTCCCAAGTATTCTTTCTTGTCTTCTAAACTGATCATACTCCACTCGGGTATCAATACCGTTGTATAATAATAGTTTTTCTATTGGCACCTGATCCAATGAGTTGAGCAGTTTTCCCTTCTTTGGCGCTATATGAGCTTTGACATCTTTATCATAACCTTCCAGACCAAATCTTATATATGCTTGAAACTTTAATTTGCAGAAGTTTTGTCTACTATCAATGATATGTTCGGAGTTCATTGTACACCGACGCCACCCATTAATAGTCGTGTCAAGTATTACATCTGACCATATACTTTCAAACATTATGTTTTGAGCTACTTTCTCTATTTCAGGATCTTCTAATATTATTACGAGGAGTGATATTATACGATCTCTTTTTCTATCGTTCCAGTATGGATACGATATAGGGAATGCTACAGTACGACTTGGAGTAATACTATTTTCGGTAGTAATAGAACAAGACCATATCTTATGTCCAATAGCTTGCGGTTTTAATCCGGTGGTTTCAAAGTCTACTACTATCAACCATTTATTGGCGATTATAGAGTTCAAGAACTCTATGACAAGTTTGTAGTCAAGTCCTAGCTCTATATCCTCTTCGTAATTTTTGAATTTTGGAGGTTTTTTGCGGAGACATGATATTGTGAATTTCATATCTTTACGAAAAGTAGATTGTAGATTCTTATCCCAATTCATTCTTAGAGGATAAGATGGATGGTACATTGGAATAATCCATGCACCAGTCTTCTTATCTGGTATGCATAACCTTCTCCACCTTGTTATACTGCAGTCTGAAAACCTTCCCATGTACATATATTTGACTGCTACTCCACCTAGCAACCATATGAACTCAGGCTTGAGTTCTTCAATTACCGCATCTACTCTTGGTTTACAGAATTTTATTTCTTTATCACTTGGGGTTCTGTTCTTTGGTGGGCGACAACCAATGGCATTTATCTTCCAGCAGTCAACATCTATATCTATATCATGTAGTGAGAGTTCTTCTCTTAAGAATTGTCCGGCATCACCTACTAGTTGCTCTCCAAGTTGATCTTCGTTGAATCCTGATGCTTCAGCAATTATGAGTATTTTCTTCTTGCCTTTGCCTGTAAAACCCATTCTAGGAGAGTTACATCCTTGATACAGCTTGCACTTCTCGCAATTATCTGTTGACGTGTCTTCATTTAGTACTTTCTTTTTTCCTGAGAAGAAACTTTTCATTTCCTTATGTATATAACTTCTTTAATTGTTTTTGCAAGATAGACTATCGCCC